GGGGCCCACACTAAATCCGGGTGTTCCGGAATTCCGAACGCGTTCGGAGACGATCGCGTAACACTATGCTACGACCAATACTAGAAACAACTGAACCTAGTGTAGAGTGGCCCTACAATGCTGTGCGCGAATATAATGGCGCAAAGTATTGGGCTACCGACGTCATCACTGGCGATCCAAGCTACTGTAGCTTGCTCGACGTGATGGTCAGTCAAAACACTGGTAAGTTGCAGCGGATGCACCCTTGTAGCCATTATAGGCGACAAGTGTCACTAGCTAAAGCCTGGATAACGGGTGAGTATGGGTGGTATTCAACTACCAATCATGCTCGTCCCAACCCAGGAGTATGGATCTATCGTCCTTGGCCATTATCTAAGGCCTGGGGCGATGGTACATCAAGCTCGTACGGTGCAAGCGCGAATCCTAGTTTGACCTTCGGGTCCTGGAGGTTTCCTGTGAAGGACCTTCCAGTACTTGCCGAACAGTCAGCCGTCGGCGGTTCGTGGAGCTTTCTCCCCGAATTGTCGCAGACTGATTGGAATCTGTTGAAGCAGCGAGCATTAAATGCGCTCCTGCCTCAGATTAATAGCAGTACCTCGTTACCTAATATGCTCTATGAGCTAAAGGATATGAGGACTCTTAAGCGGAGTAATAAACGGATACACCAAGGTATCGATGCCTTAAATAGGCTAAGAGGTCTTGGTAATGCAGTGTTTAAAGGCCGAGAGGCCCGTAAGACACTCCGTTCGTTATTGAGGTCAGTGTCAGACTCGTATTTGCAAACGAGTTTCAATCTGGCACCGTTGTTGCGAGACATTGCAGCCCTTCGGGGCGGCTTGGGCTCCCTACTCCATGAGATTGAAACACTCAAGGATAGGGCAAACACACCACAAAAGCGGCACTACAGATGTCGTCTAACTGGACCATACCTCGCGGAAGACACGACCTTGTCACTTACAGTAAATCCATCTTTGTATTTACTGGAAAGTGGCCTGACAGCGTCTCGATCCGTACGGTATAGTGTTTGCGAGTTCACAGCTACCATTGATTACAGCTACTTGCTGCCGTCAATGTCCGACACTGAACTTGGTGTCAGGGCGCTACTGGACAAATTGGGGGTAAATTTGAATCCCTCAATCATCTGGAACGCGCTTCCATGGAGCTTTGTTGTCGATTGGGTCTTCGGCGTAAGCCGATGGCTGGATCAATACAAAGTACGTATGCTGGAACCAACAATACGCATTAGTGGGTTCTGTTGTGCTGCACACGTAACGCGGGTAACGGAATGTTACCTTCGCCGTGCGCAGTATGCTGGACCGGTGAGTACTGTAGTAGAAGAGGTCTACGAAAGAAAAGTAGGTCTCAACCAGGCAGAAGTCACAAGTTCGATTCAATCGAGCGGGCTCAACTTGAAAGAGTTGAGTCTCTCAGCCGCCCTAGCTTTTTCACGCTAGAGAGGGTGAGTAACCAAAGGTTTCGCTGAACCAAAATCCAGCGGGGGCGCGCGGAATGCCGCCCTGGGCAACTATGCCCATTAGTAGTGTAGCGTATGTTAGCTAACACATTAAACACCAACGAAGTAAAGAACTCTGCAGGCACCGAAGTTGAATTCGAGCATGTGGAGAACCTACCTGGTCGTGGCCGCGTCTTTCGCCAAATCGGCGAGAGTCCAAACCTTAAACATCGGTTTTCAATTCGACATCAAGAATTGGGATCTGGTGCTGACGAACGGCGTCGGAGCGCTCTGCAATTCATCAAAGAATTCGCAGGCGTCTCTGGTGTTGAACGGAAGGTCGTTGCCACGCTGACACTTGATATCCCCGTTGGGGACATCAGTGATCTCACCAATCCTACGACCGTCATGGCAGAGTTGATGTCGTTTGTCGCCAGTCTTGGCGCTACGACTACCATCCTGTATGACGGTACGGGGAACGGTGCAGCGGCATTGATTAATGGGTCTCTGTAATATGAGCCCAAGAGTCAATTCTTCCCTAATGATTAGCTTAGTTTGTGTAGTATCCTTTCTGGTTTACTGCATAGTTGGTTGTGCGATCCGCGGACTCGATGTTCGCGTGGATGAAGGTTATATGGGGAAACCCGTTGACCTAAATCCGGCACTACTTCCTCCCCCTCATCCTGAGGTGGATACTAAGAAGTCAGTCAATTCTACAGAGGCCGATTGATCATCGGCTCTTCTGCTTGCCAGGACGAAAGTCCTACGTACGAACGCGATATCTCCTGGGGTTACTAAGGGAGACTCGTTATGTACAAATCTCTCTGTTGATCAATAGGTCGAAAGGCCGAAAGATCCTCAGAGAGGGCAAGGTAGGGGGTGCAATACCCCTTATCTAGAAAGACTATCTGTTCAGGGTCCAAACCTGTCGGATATCAGGGTTGGTGTGTAAGTATTACGTAGAGCGATGTACGTTGCTAGGAAAGGTACCCGTTATGGGATCTTATAATAGCCTAAATCCGTATAAACAGATTAGCATCGCTTTGCTACGTGACGTCCAAAAGTTACGTGACGAAGTGTTGACAAAGTCCGCATGCGAGAGAACAGTGAAGATACTGTCCGATCGTTTAGCGGAGGAAGGAATCGGCTTTCTCACGAAAGCGCTTCCGTCTCTTGGGAAGTGGCTGGACAAGTCACTTGCCCTTGGTCACATATGTTCTGATCCTAGTGAAGTCGGTTTCAAAACCGATGGATCTTCGAAGCTCCCTGCATTCTTAGGGGAGTTATTCTCAGACGTGTTTGATAACGACGGGAGGGTTTCTCCAACATCGTCCGTTGCAAGCGTCAGGTGTCTCAGGCAGATACTCTATGCTTTCTACAAGCTAGAGTTGCCTTACGCCCCTGAAACCGAACGAGCAATCGTCGAGAAGTTTGAAAAGACTGATCGCGAACTCGAAGTTCATAACACCAACTTCTGCAAGATGCAGGAGTGGTTTGATCAATCCCATGCCATACGGAAGGTTGTTTCTGATCTCGAGAGAGACAGATTCAATGTCCGTTCTGCGCTCAAGAAATACTTGAGTGAAATAGACGCTAAAGAATATGTAGAATGGCTTGCAAATGCATTCGTAAAAGAATGTGAGTGCAGTCAAAATACGTCCATGCGTCATTCTTATGATTACTACGATGCCAAATCGGCACTCGTGGAATCACGCGGAGAGCTCTTTGAAATACGAGAGCATGTAGAGATACTGTCAGACGATGATAAACGTTTGACGGGAAAGCTACGTTGGTTACGGATCCTCAGGAAAGCCCGGATTTTACTCGCAAGAGTATTCCGAGGTTTCGATCCCAAGAATATTGTGCCAAGTCATGGACCTGGGGCTGTCTCCACTAAGGAGGAGCTTTGGGGTAAATGGCGTTGGACACATGTTCCGCATCGAATCACGACCGTGTATCCGCTTGACGAATACTTTTTCGTTAATTCTGATCACGTAGTCGACCGTCTTCAATATATGTTCACTATTGGAGATGACGAGTCCGCGGCACGAGTTTGTCTCGTACCGAAGGATTCTAGAGGCCCCCGCCTGATCTCTTGCGAACCGCTGGCAAACCAGTGGGTTCAGCAAGGATTAGGTAGGGCGATCGTTGAACGAGTGGAATCGTGCCCTTTAACAAGGCATGAGGTTCACTTCACAGACCAGATCCCAAACCAGAAAGCCGCACTTTTGGGCTCAATGGAGGGGAAATACGCTACACTTGACCTCTCAGAGGCCAGTGATCGTGTGTGTCTGGAACTCGTCAAACTACTGTTTCCAGAACCTCTACTTGAGGCTCTGTTGGCAGTACGTACTCAGGAAACACAGTTGCCTGATGGTCGAAGCTTAAAATACCAGAAGTATGCACCAATGGGGTCAGCGTTATGCTTTCCCGTATTGGCGTGTACTGTATGGTCGCTTCTTCACGCCGGGCTAACCGACGCAATGGGAATCGATCCTATAAATGGCAGCAATGCCAAGAAGTGGAACGAAACCTGTCTCGTATATGGTGATGATGTGGTCGTACCAACGGCGCAAGCCGCGGACGCGATCGCAATTCTTGAATCTTTTGGCTTTGTTGTCAATAGAGACAAGAGTTGTACACAGGGTGGACTCTTTCGCGAGTCATGTGGCATGGACGCCTTTAAAGGCGAACCAGTCACACCTGTCCGATTTCGGACAGTGTGGACATCACACCCGCACCCAGAGCCCTTTGAATCATACTGTAAGTACGCAAGTGCTTTCTATGATAGGGGTTACCTTCACGCACACCAGACACTGGTGGAGCTGTTGTTCCATACATATGGACCATTAGCAGACGAAGACTGGCACCTGCCAGTCCCGTCGGTGAAAGGTCTACCGGAGGAATACCGGAGCAAGAAGACACGTGTTCACAAGGACGAACAACGCCTTGAACGACGCGTGCTCGGGACTGTTCCATGCAAGGTGAGGAGGTCAATAGACGGCTGGATGATGCTGTTCCGTTTCTTCGCAGCGAAAGCTCGCGACGAAATGCCTTTAATGGCGTGGGAACTTAAGCTGAATCCTAACCGTTTTGCGAACGACTCCTTTGCAAAAGATAAACCTCGCAGATGCGGTGTATTAGGGATAAACTACGATGATTTAAACCTCATCGAGAACCCTTACTCCGCTCAGTCGTATACGATCCGCAGCGCGACAAGTTTGCGCTGGCGGTGGTGCTAATCGTCTG